CCCGTAATTAACTTTACGCCGAGCCGAGGAAATGATAAACATGCTAGAGTAAACTCAGTAGCACCGCTTTTTGAGATGGGTATGATTTGGGCTCCTATGCACGAACACTACGCTCAAGAGGTTGTCGAAGAGTGCGCATCATTTCCGTTTGGAGATCACGATGACTATGTCGACTCCACAACACAGGCGATTATGCGTATTAAACAAGGTGGCATAGTTCGTAATAAAGATTCATACGAAGACGAACCATTGCCGGATAGAAGTAGATTAGAATATTATGGCTAGAAAAGAAATAGTAAATCAAATTATAAAACTTTACCAAAAGCTTGGTGGCAATGTATCTGATGTTTTAGGTACTAAAACCAATGTTAGCTTTATTGGTAAAGGTGAGCCTGATATATTAAAAATGGATTTGAACACTGATGCACTAGGTGCATTACCTCAGTCCAAAGCAATCGAAGAATTAAAAGACTCAGTTAGTTTTGCTGCTGGAGATAAATTAAATGATCTTCAAGCGGGTAAGTTATTAGAGAACATGTCTAAGATGAATGAGTTTTATAACCCGCCTGCAGCGCCAGCAAACATTACAGACATGGTAACTGGAGCTAGAAATCTGGACAAAGAAGGTTTAGCATCACTTAGATTGATGGCAGATGATTTTGGATATGTTGCTCCAGAGGAAGCAGCTAAGTTAAAAGAATTAAAACCAATAGATGAAGTTCAAAATTTTACTAAAAGCAAAGAAGATGTAGTTCAAGATCTTGTAGATAGAAAATTTGGTAAAGGGTATTTCGATACTGTAGATGATATTGATTTACCAGAAGGTGTTGACCCAAGAGATACAATCCTACCAACAGGTGCAGGTTTAGAGGCGATCAAGTCTGTTAAGAACAATAGTTTAATTGTAGATGACTTAGTAAATAAAGTTTATCAAATGTCAGGTGTTGCAGAAAATGCAAAACCAGTTGCAAGAGCAAACGCTAGAGATTTTTTAAACAGAGTAAAAGATTTAGAAGATCCAGAGTTTCCTGGTGGCACAACTTTATCAGGTGTTATGGAACCAGATGATTTAAAATTTGCAACCGAAGGTGGTGGCGGTGGATTAGGAGATCCTCTATTACTTGTTCAAAAATACTTTGGACCAAAGGTTGCATCGGCAGTTGCAAAGCTAGACTCACCAAATGATATACAAGAGTTTGCAGAAAATTTAGTTAAGATAAGAGATGCAAAAGGTAATTCAGTAACTAGTAGATACTTTGATCCCGAGTCCATTAGCCCTGATGATTTTGAATTTGCAGACGGTGGACGTGTACCAATGTTTGCTGGTGGTGCCGCAAGAATAGGTTATCAAGCTCTACGTAAGTACGGTATTGAAGCAAAAGATATTTCAAGATTGTTTGCAAGTTTAGGTACAGACAAAAGTTTAGTTGGAAAAGAAAAAACAGAATACTTTAGAATGTTACACAAAGTATTGAGAAATCCTGATGACTTCCCAGATGAGATTTTAGATATTCAAAAACAATTAGGTATAGACATTCCAGGACTTAAAAGCGGCGGTCTTGCCGGCATCCTGGAGGTGTAATGGTTAAACTTGTAACAGGTGGCGGAAGTGATCTATCTCCTGAAATGCAAAAAATTGCCGATAAGTTAAAACAACTTTTAGCTGACGGAAAAAAATTAGATATCAGTATTGATGAGCTTAAAAAGAAAGCAGGAGTTACAGACGTTAAAAACGCAACAGTTAGTGCTTACATAAACAGAGAAAAAGCAAAAGGTAATTTTAAAAAATTATCTATTAAAAAATTTGGTGGTGGTACAGAACTCGGCACTAGTAAATATGACAACAACTATAACAACAGTAAAAAATTTAGAGATTTTTATAATCAAACTTATAAAACACCGTGGAAGGATGCAACCAATAAAAAAAATGCATACGATGCTTTTATAAGAAACAAAGATAAATTAAACGTAAAAGGGTTTAATTTATCTGGAACACAGATGGCAGAAAAGTTGGGTATATCTACAAATACTCTTAGAACTTATAACACTCCATCAAGACTAAACCTAGACAGCACAACATCTGATTGGATAAAAGACAACATTAAAAAGATAAGAACTATTAAAGATGGAAAGTCGGTTAATCTATATAAAGATTTAACAAAGACTGATTTAAAAAATTGGACATCGTTACAAGAGTCATCAAAAATATCTTCTGCTATGGTGGATAATATTAAAGAGTATAATGAAATATTTAGAGATCAAATAAAAAAAACTAAAAAATTACCAGAGCTTGCAGAAGTTTTTCAAGAAACTTCTATGAAAACACCTGCAACTGTAGCTAACACAGAAGCTTTATACTCTAGACTTTTAAGAGGAGAAACATTTAGAAGGGACGTTGGTATTGCAAAAGATGTAGTACTTGGTAAAAAAATAATAGATGAACTTGCAATAAATTCTACAAACAATGCACGTAGAAGTGCTTTCTACAGAATTGCTCTAGACAATATAAATAAACTATATCCTAATGAATCTGGAAATTTAGAGACATTTAAAAGTAGTTTTAGAAACGAATTAAAAAATATTTTAAAAACAAAAAAAGTTCCGTTTAGTGTTAATGAAGTTATTGGCCTTAGCACAGGAGAATCTAGAAGTATTCGACCATTTAGTGTGTTTGTAGATGCTGTTGATACAAATATAAACGAGGGTGAACTAGCGAGATATCAAGGACAGTTTTCTAAAAAAGTTGGAAGTATTCAAAAACTTTTATCAGGTAATACTCCTAATGTAGCTGAAGCTGAAAGAATAGCTTTATCTTTAGATTCAAACAGAAAAACATTGGTAGATTCTTTGACAAGAAAAGGTTTTACACTAGATCAAATAAATCAATTAAATTTACCAGATATAAAAGTTGGATCTAATGTTTTAGAAACATACAAGGCAAAAGATTTATCTAGATTTAAAAAAGCTGGAGTTGACATAGCACAGTTTGCAAAAGACAAAGGGTTTTACATCGATGTCAAAAAAGCAAAACCATTTTGGGAAAGTAATATTAAAAATACAATCGTAGCAGCTGCACAGAATAATACAGGAAATGTTTGTAATATTTTTGCTGGTAAAGTTGCGTTTAGTAAAGATGGTGGTCGAATAGGTTTTTCTGGGGGTTGTGCAGATGAAATGGCACAAGCAATGGAAACTGACAGAGTTGGAACTTTAAATAAAATAAATCAAACAGAAGGTATTCTTCCAAAATTTAAAAATGCTGCAACAGGTTTTTTAAGAAACCCTAGTATCAGAACATTTGGTATCGGTGCAGCTGTAGGAACTGCAATAGGATTAGTCAAAGCATTTAGAAATGATGATCCAACAACTTATTTATCAAACGAAGATCAACAGAAAAGTATGTTAGTGGATATGGCAACACAACCTATCACAACAGACTTTGAAAGACCTGCAATATTAGATTATCAATTACCAGCATTAGGGGCAACACTTGCAGGCACAACAGCACTTGCTGCGCCATCAACAATCAAAGCAAGTAAATCAAGAGCACTAGGTATTGAAAGAAAACCAAAAGGTTTTGTAAAAACAGGTGCAAGAGTTTTAGGAAGAGGACTTGGAGTTGCAGCGTCACCTGCACTACTCGCACCTTTCATGGCTGGAGATATTGCTAGCCAAGTTGCAGAAGGAGATTCAATTGCAGATATTGCAACAGATCCATTGAACTATACGTATCCAATATTTGCTGAACAAACAGATAAATTAACTAGAGGGTTAAACCCAACACTTAGAAAAGCTGCTAGATTAGGTTTACCAAAAGTAGCCCTTAGAGGTTTGTCTAGACTAGGAATAGGTGGACTAGGTGCCTCTTTAGCTATACAAGGATTAGGATTATTAGATGACTAAAAAATTAACAACTACAATACCGCCACTTAGAGGACCTAACCCACAAGGGTTGAATGTTCCCGGAAAAAAGATTATAGTAGTAAAGAACTCGGAGAAAAATAATGGCAGATATAGACAAAGCTTTACCGAACGTAGAGCAGGAAATAAAATTACCTAGCGAAGAAGAGATAGCGGAAGCTTCTCAGGATAATATAGAAGAACAAGTTGGACCTGAAGACATTCAAGTTGAACAGGATGAAGATGGTGGTGCTACAATTACTTTTGATCCTGAAGCTGTAAATCAGCCAGGAACTAACGAACACTTTGACAATTTAGCAGACTTATTACCAGAAGATGTTTTAGGTAAATTAGGTTCTGAACTTTTTGAAAACTATACACAGTACAAAGCATCTAGAAAAGATTGGTAAGATGCATATATAAAAGGTTTAGATTTATTAGGATTTAAATACGAGACAAGATCTCAACCATTCTC